GTTGCCACTCGTACCAATATATAAGGCACGAGTAACAGGAATAACGGTGGCGTCAGACGCCGTAACAGCCACGGCGCCATGAGCAGCAACAGTAGCATTAGCATCGCGGAAAGCGGCCATTGTTTTCTCCAGAAAAAAGAAAAGGGCATAGGGAGGTTTTAATTTCCACTATGCCCTCTTAGGGAAGTTACTTAGATAACGTACTCAATTAGGACGTATGCTTCACCACTAGTCGGGTTACCCGTCGTAGCCGTGCCCGTAAACAACAGACGTTGGTCCGAGGTTTCTGCGCCAGCGTCTTGAAAGACAGAGGCAGAGACACCAGTCGGAAGAGTCACTGCGCTAGGACCAGTCAGCGTAAGAGCAGACGAGGCCAAGTATTTAGCAACCGTACCCGTGACGCCAATTTGCAAAGCCACCGCAGAGACACTGTTACCTGCAAAGGTCGTCTTAGTCCAAAAACGAAAGCCAGTGACAGATGCTTCTTTGGGCAGTACCGCCTTAACCGAAGCCGTACCACCGGTCGTAAAATCTGCAAACGTAAGCTTGACAGCTTTGACTTGCCGACTCTTACCAGCCGGGGAAAGCGTAGTTACACCAGCGGGACCAGCAGATGCGAAGTTAAAACTCATAGGTTTCTCCTTTTAAGAGAGAGGGCCGAAGCCCTCCCTATGATTAAGCACCAGCGGAGCCGTAGACACCACGCGGGTCGGTCCAGCCGAAGGCGTAACGAGCACGAGCCTTGAACTTAGCGTTCTCGGTGTCGAAGTCGTTATCCATGCCGAACTCGTCCGCATCACGCTCAAAATACTTCATACCATCTTTAACGTTGGTACGAATGAACCAAGCATCAGCATCCGTCAGATAGTGGTTAACCACAACTTCCGGGATGATACCCATGGTTTTGATCGCGTTCAGATCGTTGTTCGCCGTACCCGGACGCTTCTCAGAGCCGAGGATACGCTTAACTTCAAACTCTTGCGACGGAGTGATGATCAGCTTCATCGGACGAGCAGCGATCAGAAGACCACGGTCGTTGGTGAAGCCTTGAATATCAATGGAGGCTTGCTCAAGAGCAGCTTCCGAGATATCCGCAGCCGTAGCCAGAACGTTAGACCAAGTACCACCAGCGACGTTCGGGTGAGCCGAGTTAATCAGCGACACACCATCACCACCGGTGTAGGACGAGTTAAACGCACGGTTGTAAACACTTGCGCCAACCACTTCCTTCGTCTGACGCATCGTGAAAGCAAGACCCTTGGCCTTCTTCTGCCCCACAACGTCGTACATGTCGTCATCGAACATTTCGCGGGTAACCACGAAACCGAGAGCGTACACGACAGGCGTATAGCGGGTGATGAAGCCTTGACGCTCGCTGTCATAGGAAATCGGAGCGCCTTCAGGCTTGACTTGCGCCAGACCGAAAGACGAGATACCCACATCCTCTTCAAACGCACGACGGGACTTGTGCTGTTCAAACAGCTCGGTCCACTCAACGGAATACTCGTTGTACTCCTTACCGTACCACTCGTTGATGCCGGGCCAGAGGGCCTTGGCAAAAGAGCCAGTATTAATCACAGACATAATTTACTCCTTAGACGCCAGCAACACCAGCAGATTGGAACGCAGCGGTGTTCACTCGGACTTTAAGTTCCGCAGGGCGGGAAGTCGAGGTAACATCGTTATCCGGCGAAGCCACAACACCGAGAATTTGCAGAGGCAGCGTGGCGGTCGTAGCGACCGTCGAGCTATCCACCGACATATTCGATGCGTAGGAACCAGACGAACTACCGGTGCCACGGGCAATAGCCACGTTCAGGCCAACGGAAGCAGCGGCAACCACACCACCAACTCCATCCTGCGGACCTTGGTAAATCGTGTCCGGGGCATCAGCCACGAGCACAACACGATAGGTCGAAGCAGCACGGAAGTTAGGCGTGTTGAGGTTCGAGAAGTCGGGAGCAAAACCAACCACAGCGCCAACGATGGCGGTAGCCGTGTCTGAGCTAATGCGGCAGACAGCAGGATACACACCACCAGTGACGGGGTCAACAATAGCGGCGTCGGTCGAGAGTTGCACAAAATCGCCAACGTTGGTGACAGAAGCGTCAGCAGCGGGGATCATGTAGCGGTTCACTTGACCGTTCCACTTCGAGCCATTCAGGTGGCCCACCGGGCGAAAGCCCGCGAGAACAGATGCCATAGAAATTTCTCCATGTAATAAAAGATGTTTCTAATGGCACTTACAGATTAATTACGAGCGTCCGATTCGGAGTTCGCCATAAGTACCATCAAGAGCTTTTTCTTTGGTGGCTTTCTCGATTTGGTTGACGTGGTTTTGTTTGTCAGCTTGATCCTCGTTGTAGAACTCCTCAGGAATTCGCATCAGGATGCCTTTCTTACCACCACCCACCGACATTTGTACCGCAGTACCTTCTGCCGATGCATTACCAATTCGATTGTCACCAACCTTAACTCCCGACTTCGATTCGACTACTTCGTAGCCAATTTCCATCAGAGAGGCGACACGGTCACCCTCATCGTTGACAACTCGATAAACGAAACCGGGTTCTTTGCCGGTAACGGTTAAGACTTGACGACGACCAAGGCCCTGCCGACGAACACGCCCCTTTGGCGCTTTAGCGATAGCTTCTTTAGATTGAGTCATTATGTGATCTCCTTACCGAACTTTTTTCAGCTCGGCGATATACTTTTCACGGTTAAAACCGGGAATCGTTTCTTCAAACCGGCGCAACGCTCGTTGCTCAAGAGGAGACAGCTCGAAAGATTCTCGCTTCTCCCCACCTTTATTCGTACTACCTTCCACAGCCGTGGCTTTAGCACGGTTGGGATTGGTGAACTTGTCAGGGAATTCCTTGCGAACTTCCCTCTCCACAGCAGCTAACACTTCTTGCGGAGGAAGGCCACGGGCGGCTGCTTGACGACCAACGTCATCAGCAAACACTCGCATGGCTCGGTTGTTGTCGTACCAATTGTTACGATCTCGCCATTGCACAAAGACCGGATTCAGTTCAGCAGTGGTATCTACCACAGGAACCTTAGCAGCAGTCTCAGCATTACGCTGAGCATCACGCACTAGGTCAATACGCTCATCAATATCCACAACAGCGTCAGCGTCGCCTTCTTCTAAGGCAACCTTCTTCTGTGCTTTCAGATCGGCAAGAGCACGTTTGTACTCGACTTCGGCAATCTTGGAGTTATGTTGATACAGCTCTTGGAGAGCTTGTTTCATCTGTTTCAGTTCGCGGCTTTGAGTGTCAATCTTCTTGAACAACTCACCACGATCCACAAACTCCTTGGCAGGACGCCAAGCTTCCGGATCACCGTCCCACTCTTCTTTTGGAACCCAACCTTGTTCACGAGCACGCAGCTCGACAGGAGAGACTTCAGGAGCAGGGGTGTTGTCTACAACAACGTCTTTTTGTTCGTCAGCCATTCTTAGGCACCTTTCTTAGTGATAATTGCGATCACATCTTCGTCGTTGAGAGCTACGAACTTTTCGTCCGTTTCGGGATCAACAATAACTTTACCGGCATATCGAGCATATACAACGCTGTCACCCTCTTTAATCGGAGGTGCATCTTCACCGAAGTCGCGGAAGGCCGTAGGCCCAATACTAACGACTACACCGGTGTCAATTGCTGCTTGTTCGCGGTCACGCTCGTTTCGAGCAACGAGAATACCAACTTCTTTGGCTCGTTTGAAATGCTCGTCCTTTTCATCAATGTCATCAGCCTTGACAACAATACGGTGAAGGATAGGTTTAATTGCCATGAGTCTCCTCGGGTTTAGTGTCTAAAATATCGGAATAGGCCATAATGGCACCTTGCTTAATGGCAATGGTGCGCGCATCTTCAGCATACACGAGTTCGTCCTTAAGACCCTCGATTCGCTGTCGAAGCTCCCCTAACAGTTCCTCTGTTACGGGATGACGTTTCCAGTCAATGAAATCGCTTTTTGTCACTTCTTAGTGGCTCCTTTGTTTGGCTTTGCTTTCGCCTGTGCAACCTTGGCTTGGTTTTGTTGTTCTTTATGAACTAACGCTTGACGATGATCTTGTTCACCATGAATTAGTTTATTTTGTGCCTCAACAGAGAAAATCTTCTGCTTGTGCTCAGCTTCCGCCATTTTGATCTGAGCCATGCGAGCCTTATGTTGCATGTCCAATTCATGTTCGCGTTGCTTCATTGCCAGTTGAACTTGTTTATCACGAGCTTCAAGCTGACCTTTCTCAGCATCACGCTGAGCTTGCATTTGCATCTTCTGTTGTTCCATCTGGCCCTTCATCTGCATTTCTTGCAGCTTAGGATCAGGCGGAGGTTGGAATTCTCCAGTTTGTTGGATTTGCTTATTCAGCAGCTTTTGCCAGTTGGGCTGTTCCTGTGCCTCAAGGACTCTGGACACCACTTCAACTGGATCAAGCATGCCCGTAGGCAGCAACTCCATCAATCCCTGTGCTTTAAGCAGCTTCTCAGTCTGAGAGACAGCCGTAGGATCAGCACCGGGGCAAATATCATACGATTTGTTGTTGAACAGATCAGGACCAATGTTCATGTCAATCACTTCCGTATAGGTATTCGGATTGACATATAGGCCATTGAGTCGGTACAACTTCTTAAACTCTTCACCCAAGCTGCGGTAGATGCGCTTGTAGACAGCCGTAAACACCTTCATACCTTGTTCGATGGAAGCCATCGTCGTGGTAGCAGGAGTGTTCTGACCGGGCATCTTACCGACGAAGATTTCAGCCACAGAGGCGAGTTCTTTTCCTGACGTGATGAGAGAACCCATCAATTGGAACAGAACCGCCGAAGGCTCCTTCGTAGGCAGCGGGATGATTTGTTTCTTAAGATCATCGCCAGTAGCGTTAACTACTTTCCACTCTCCCGGCATGAACCTTTGTTCACCCATGCGAAGGCGTAAGCCTTTACCGAGGAAACCGCTCTGGAGACTTGCCATGTGGCCGGAGTCGATGAGCTGATTAATAAGAGTGTTAACGGATTCGTTAAGAGGACCAAGAAGAACACCAAAACCAATGTCATAGAAACTTCCATCGGGGTTCGGAACAAATCCAAACTTGGTGTAATACTGAATGGGTTCAATCTTTAGGAGATTGCCCTCATCATCCGTAAAGATGGTATCTTCGTCAAACCTAGCCACAATGCGAACCACCTTACCGGTAGTGCGTTGAAAGGTAACGACATAAGGCTCTCTGTAACCATCATCGTCAAGATCAAGATAAGTGTGTTGCTCAACAAACTCGTAGGGAGTCGTTTCATCGTTAGCCGGAGGGTTGTGCTCGCCTTCAGGCGTAACAGGCTCTCCAAGCTCAATGTCTTTCCAGAGCTTACTCTGAACACGTTCCTTAACTTTACGGGGACTCAAGAGAATGACTTCACTGATACGCTCAGCGTCTTCAAGACTCTTAGTCCAATAATCGACAACCAGATTCTTGGGAAGAACGATGCGAGAGCAGTTCTTTTCCTTAACCGGGTCCCAATAGGTTTTCTTAAACATGGTGCCAAGAATAGGCAACATGATAAGAAGCTTGTCCATTTCCTCTTCCCAACCATCCATTTCATGCATGATTTGGTAGGACATGTAAATGGACACTGCTTCTGCAATTTCCTTCTTCTGCCCCGTGGGGTCCTTGCCAATGGTTTTAGTCTTAACGACACGACCATCCGAAGGAACCAGCGAAGGGTAGGCACGAGCCGCAAACTGCATGGCGGCAGTGGACAGCAGGGGATATTTGACGTTAGAAGCACCAGTCCAAGGATAGGACTTTTCTTCAACAACCTGCCGTGCTAGCTTTAGCCAATCATCACACGCCCGGTCCCAATCCTCGCGGGATTGGAGGTCCAGATCAAAGCCCTTCTTAGCCTCTTGTCCAATTTCCTCAAGGCGGTCGGCTTTGAGTTTGTCAGCGATATTGACGCTTTCGAGCATCGCACCGATGCGGGGAGACTCTTCCTGCTCAGGGGCCTCTTGAGGCATTTGCGGCATCGCCTCGGGCGGTAGCATCATTTCATCCATTTAGTATCCCGTTATGGCAGAACGCCCTTGGTTGTTATATCCACTTCTCTCCAGCTCTTCTGCATACTCTTCTTCAGCCAGTTCCTTATCGGTGTAGGCCTCAGTAATCATATCCAACATAAGACCGAGGTAGGCAAAAGCATCTACTTGGTCATCGTGCTTGCCACGAGGGAACGTTAAGCATTCTTGCTCAAAGTTGAAGAACCAGTCATCTTCTTTGGAGAACTTAACACCGTGGGCACGCATGCGAGCTTGAATCGAACGTGCGCGAGTCACCTTGTCTTTACCACCGTGCTTGAGAAGCACAAGGTTTAGAAAGGTGTTCTGTTTAATCATTTCTTCCCGTAGGAAAGGTCCAATGGACTTGGACACCTGCATATCTTCAACCCCGAATGCTTCAGGGTCGTAGGCACGCTGCAAGGCGATGAAAGTGTCAACAATCTCACGTCCGTCCAGACGTTCACGAATGACGTCCACAACATGCAAGATACGGTCTTCATCAACACCAGCAATGACAAAAACGCTGTAGTCAGCTTTCTCTTCTTCAGAGATAGCCAAATCAGCGGTAATGTAGTAGTTGAGACGTTTTTCCTTGTCCTCTTCCCTGCGAGGGAGGAAGTCATTACGCTTGAAGAACGACACTGCTTCGTCAATCGGGTAGTTCAAATACTCCCGAGAGTAGGTGTCAGTCATACCTTTGCGGACAGCTTCTTCGTAAAGACTTTGGAACTGTTCTGCTGTTTTCTTTTCAGGCCACAGCAGCTTTGAGAAGTCGGGGCTATGCGCCCGGTACTTCAGAGCTTTCCAAACTGTTCGCTTGGTAGTGTATTGTTTAAGTCCTTCAGTGACGGTTTGCTTGTCCGATGGATTGGGCATAAAGCCTTCAAGCAAAGAGTCGCTGTGCAGAATCGTTCCCACCATGCGGATGACCCCACGGTCGGATAGGGATGGGACAAGTGCTCCATCAAACCACCTCCGCATTTTGTCCCGACGTTCCTTGTTCATCACAAGTTCATCGTTCTCCATGTCGTCACAGAGAATAATGTCAGGACGGCTGCCGTTCCAGATAAGGCCCCGGAGCTTCTGTTCCGCTCCCTTGGCAATCACTCTGAAACGGTGCCCATCATCAAATTCTACAATGATGTCGGTCTCACTGTCCTTTACAAACTGGACCATGCCTTTATCATTGCGCTTAACACCAAACAGATCAATAAGGTCGCTGTTATTCTGTAGCTCCTGCTTGAATAAACCTAGGAACATGCTCGCTTGGCTTTCGGTGTCCGAAACAAGCAGCATAAACTTCCGATCCCTGAAAAGGAGGGTTGCCAGTCCATATCCGAGTGTAATTGCAGTGCTCTTTGCATGTCCTCGTGGGGCCGCAATAGCAACGTATTTGTGCTCCGAGGTACATAAGTCCCAGCATTCTTTATGAAAGGGAGGAGAAGCAGCCTGACCGTCAAACTGTGAGGCGAGGACCGCTCCTACAAACCCTTGAATGACGTCGGCTGTTAGCTTCATTTAGCGGGCTACTCCCTTGGTTTTCTCGTAGGTGCGATAAGCTCCCAAGCCCAGCATACCAAACAGCAGGGTCATGAGACTTTCAATTTCGAGGCTGGGAGGCTGACTCCACAGGAACAGTTCTTCCATAATCCAGCCCGCAATGGGCCGAACAAATACTTGGTAGAACAGACCGGAAACAGCAGCCCAACCTGCGGCGGGACGCCATCCAGACACCCAAACGGAGTTGTTAGCGGCTTCCACCTTGTTAATTTCCATTTGGCCGAGGGCCAGCGCAAGGTCAACTTCAACTTGCTTAAACTCACCCGCCTGAGCCAGTTTAGCCAGCTCAAGCTGTGCTTGTGCTTGTTTCTCAGGATCGGGCCAGACACGACTAATGACGTTCTTGACCACATCCCCGAGTACACCCAACAGAATTGGATTCATCGCTTTTTCTCCCGTTTGGAAGCTTGGGATTTAAGACTTCCGTCCTTATTTCGGGCGAACGACCTGTTTGAAGATGCTGAAACCACACGCTGATTAGTCTTGCTAGTCGAGCCTCCTTTTGACAGGGGCACCCGGTGGTCAATGTCTTTTCCGTCCCCTTTAGAAGTGATTCCGGCAGCATTAGCCTGCCTGCGGGCGGTCGTCCTCGCTGTCCGGTTCTTGATCTGTTCCGGCCTCGAATGATATTTCTGGTACTCCGTCTTGTAATCTCGTTTCCCGTTCTTCATGTACGGCACTGGAAATCTCCTCTACGTCAGTGACGTCGATGGTTCGTTTATTGTTAAACTGTTTTTCGATGGATTTGGTAGCCATAGCGGCGAACCTCTCAGCCAGCTTTTCCAGCGTTTGAGTGTTCGACTCCTCTTGGGGAGCAGCATCGACAGTGGTTTTGTCCAGCACGGCCTTGCGGTCAATGAGGTCCGTGGCAACCTTATGAGCGTCCTTCATGGACACCGGTTTGTAGACAATTTCACCCTTTGGGCTCATCACCGGATCACCCTGCTCAAGACGCTGAGCCACAATAACCTGAGCAGCGTCAACAAGGCTTTTCATCCTGTTGGACAGAACAATCTTCTCCTGAAGCCTAACTTCCTCTACGGCGTTTTTCCACCATTCGGAGGCTTTCCAGACCCGGAGGGTAACCTCGGGAATACCCAGCACCCTTGATGTGAGGGCAAGGTTGCCCAAGGCAAGATAGGAAGAAACTGCTTCGAGCTTTTGTTTGTCGCTCCATCGGAAATTGGACTTTGCGTCAATTGCTCGGTTGCGCTTACGCGGGATGTTTTTTTCTCGTTCTGCATCACTCAGAGCCACTTGGCTTTCTCCTATGTTGGTGGAGCGGGTACAGGGAATCGAACCCTGTCAGCACAGCTTGGAAGGCTGGCGTTACTCCTCGTACCTACCCGCTTACGTTTCTTTTTGTGCCATGCACCTGCCATACTCACGCTCAGCCAGAAGGTTGGCGTTCTTTGTGGCAGCATAGCCAGTTTGGACAGCCCAAAGGAGCTGTTCAACTTTGAATTTGGGGACACCACCCATGCTCAGCTTCATGGCATAGACAGCCAGAGCTTCGTCCAGTTGAGCAGGCTCCATGACCCCTTTGAGGTCAAAACCGGTCATTACATTCCCGGCGACAGCCTGACAGAACAAGTGTTTTTCCTGAACGTCTTCTGCCCTGACGGGCAGCATAAAGGCGGTCAGAATGACCGCAATGTACAGCAGTTTAGACAGCATGTTAGGTCCTTTGCTGTCAAGAATTGACAGCCTATACCTATAGTTTACCACAATTCTACTTGACAAACAAGATGCGATATGGTATAATATTAGTAAAGGGTCCAAAAAAGGAGAAATATGACCAAAAACTACGAAAAAATTCAAAAACTTCTAGAAGAAGCCCATACTTATGAGGAAATTGCAAAAGAGGTTGGCTTGACAAAACAGCGGATTCAACAGATCGCTAAAAAGCTAGGAATCAAGCCTTTAACGCTACGCCAAGAAGTCAAACAACAACGGTATTTTGACAAGTGGGGACATAAAGACACCTCTTCTGACCTGTATCAGGTTTGTCGTGCCAAGTTCCGTGCAAAGAAAGCCAACGCCAAGGACCAAGAGTGGACGGTGACATTCGGAGAACTGGACTGGCCGACACACTGCCCTGTCCTTGGGATGGAACTGGACTACTTTGCTGAACAGCGTCAAGAGAACAGTCCGAGCTTTGACAGGATTGACTCTGACAAAGGGTATGTGACAGGAAATGTCAAGATTATCTCTTGGAGAGCTAACAGGATTAAGAATGATGGTACAGTTGAAGAACATGAGAAAATCATTGAATATTTAAGAACAAGAAAATAAATATGTCAGGGGTCTTGACAAAGACCCTAAAGTATGATACCCTAATACTTATATTATTAATATATTATTGTATTATTATTATTAGTATTATTATTGTATTCTTTCTTTCTTTTCTTTATGTTACTTTCTTTTCTTTCTTTACCCTGTAGGCTACGCTCTGCGAGGGGTGCAACGCACAGGCATAGCCGTCCCGAGCCCCATAGGAAGGCTTAAAAGGGCCCTAGAAGGCCCGATTAGAGGCTACCCGCAGGGGTAGTAGCATGACCACTAAAAAATAGCTTAAAAGGGCT